GTTGTGGAGGTACGGGTTAAATGAAAGAATTAATTGCAGCAAGATTATGCTGGGCAGTCGTGCGGCCACTTGTCGTTCAACTACAAAATAGTGATAAGCCTGCATATTTGATTGACGAGCTACTTGAGCTTGCCGGTGATGCAATGTATGCAGAAGCCTGGCAGGATGTTGATGATAGTGATGTGGTCTACGCAAACGATGCTTGGACTGCTCATAAGGAATCGGGTACTTTTAGTGGCTAAAATTGTATGTGTCAAAATTATGACAGCCAGGCAACAGAGTTATGTGGATGCCTATGATGGCAACATGACTACCTCGGCCAAAAGAGCTGGGATATCAATTAGTTACGCTAAGCGGCTGCATAATGATCCACAGTTTACCCATGTTCAACAGGCTTTAATTGATCGTACTATTGTAGAGCGTGCTGACATCATCAAAGACCGCCAAGGTTTACAGGAATTCTGGACTGATCTGATGATTAGTGCTCCCAAGGATTCAGACAAGTTGAAGGCGAGTGAGCTACTGGCTAAGTCCCATACTATGTTTACGAATAAGACTGAGGTCAGTTATCCTGATCAGAATGAGTATACCCCTGAAGAGCGAGAAATGTTAAGAAAGCTCGCAGTCAAGAGGGCGAAGGAAGAGCTTGAACGATAACGACATAGACGACTATACCCTTGAGATGCTAATGGACGTTGATCCGTTCACTTGGGCGGTTGAGAGCAATATACAACTCCAGGGCGGGGTTTACAGTGCTAAAGGCCATGAGTGGCAGGCCGGTCCTATGCAGTCTGTTAAGAAGCACCGGGTCATTAAGAAGGGCGCCCAGCTTGGATTTACTGAACTGGAAGTTCTGCGTACAGTCCATGGCCTGATCAAGGGCGGGTATCCGATAGGAGTGTTATACTTATTCCCAAGTAGTGACGATGTGTCTGATTTTTCCAAAGCACGCTTTGGACCGCTTATTCAGGCGAACCCGGAGACAATAGGCCGGTATGTACAATCTACTGATAGTACATCCATCAAACGGGTTGGGCCTACAGGCATGTTGTATCTGCGAGGTGCCCGGCTTACTATCAATATTGATGGAGCTAAGAAGGACTCCTCGAAACTGAGAAGTATACCAGTCGATTGTGTCAAGCTTGATGAGCGAGACTTGATGGAAGACGCAGCCGTACTGATGGCAATTGAGCGTATGGCTCATAGTAATATCGGAGAGCTTGTGGAGTTCTCTACACCAACAGTGCCGGATTACGGGATTGACCGGGCTTACGCCGAATCAAACCAGTCGTTATGGATGATTAAGTGTAAGGCATGTGGTAAGGATACGTGTCTAGAAGCTGAATTCCCTAACTGTATCAAGGATAATAAGCGGGTCTGTATTCATTGTGGACATGAGATATATTCACGTGATGGTCAATGGGTAGCATCATACCCGGCTAGGAAGATTGAAGGACACTGGTTGTCTCAATTGAATTCCCCCATCATTCAACCCGGTGATATACTTGATCAATTTAACAATCCACCTCATGGGAACTTGCAGGAGGTGTATAACTCTAAGCTTGGCATGGCCTATATTAACGCAGAGGATGAGTTAACTAAGGCCGAGGTCAGGGCATGTTGTGGTCTTGATCCGATGGTAATGGGCCACAGGGGACCGTGTGCCATGGGCATTGATGTTGGTAAGGATCTACATGTAACGATAGGATGCCGGATCGACAAGGATCGGTATCGGATACTTAGGCCGGTGGTTGTTAAGGACTTCAAAAATGTACACGACCTGGCAAAGAAATATAATGTCAAATCATGCGTTATTGATGCATTACCCGAAACCCGAATGGTTCGCGAGTTNCAGAANCANGAAGATTATGAGATATTTCTCTGCTATTACAAGGAAAGCCAGGCTACAGGACCAGCGTTCAACTTGAACACTGGTTTAGTTCAGGTCAATCGTACAGAGATATGTGATCAAACGCATGATCTGATCACAAAAGCAGATAAGTGCCTGCTTCCCCGATGGAGTACGGATCTTGATGAGTACGCAACACACATGGCTTCAATGTATAAGACCATGGTAACGAACGATAAGACAGGTGAGAAGGTCTACAGGTATCATAATAGAGGCCCGGATCACTTCAGACATAGCACGAATTATTTTTATATGGCCGCTCAGAGAGTAGCCATAGTAAAGGTACACAGAGAACGTCGTCAAGCGCAGGCCGAGAGCGATTACTCAATATTAGATTAGGAGATATTATGGGACACAAGTCAAAACCGAAGATGCCGCCGCCACCACCTCCGCCTCCAGAATTATCAGATGAGGATATTGATGGACAGAGGGCTAAAGCCCGTGAACGTGAACGTAAACGCAGGGGAAGATCCTCTACTATCCTCACAGGTAACATGGAACCGGCTAATATTGGCAAAAAGACACTGTTAGGGTAATAGTCCATGAATGTAGACGAAATTATCAGACGTGTAGAGAAGATGAAGGGGGACCGGGCCACCTGGGAGACTCACTGGGAAGAGGTGGCAACCTTTGTAGCTCCTCGTTATGGCGGTATGACTGTTATGAAGTCAAAGGGTGCGAAACGTATGGAGCGTGTATTCGACTGTACAGCCCTGAAGGCAAATGATGTATTCGCCGCTGGCATGTTTGGACACCTGTGTAGTGGCAAATGGTTTATGTTGAAGGGTAGGGGCGACGATGCATGGTTTTCTGAGGCGACGCGCATACTATTAGAAGAGTTCGCCGTCAGTAACTACAACCAGATCGGATTTGAGAGCTTTAAGAAGCTTGGCAGTCTGGGCACGGCCTGTATATTGCCGGAACCAGGTGAGAAAGCTCATTTGAACTTCAGGGAGTTCCACATCGGTTCATTTTTCATCAAGGAAGACAGCCGAGGCCTGATCGATACTGTATATCGGAAATTTACCTATACAGCCAGGCAGGCAGTCCAGGATTTTGGTCTGGAAAACGTAGGCCATGGTGTAGCTAAGGCATACACAGACGAGAAGAAGCGTGATACTGAGTTTGAATTTATACACGCGGTATTCCCTCGCACGGAGCGAGACTTCGGAAAGCTTGATGGTGTAAACATGGAATTCGCCTCAATGTATATTGCAGTAAAGGATAAGCATTTGATCGAAGAAGGTGGATATCCTGAAATGCCTTTCATTGTGGTACGGCTCGAAGTTGAATCCGGTGAGGTATATGGCCGTAGTATCGGCATGAAGATGCTACCGGAAATCAAATTACTCAATAAGGAAGTAAAATTGAGTATCAAAGCTTTAGAGAAGAAAGTCGATCCGCCNCTCCAGGTGCCGGATGACGGTTACATTATGCCGCTCAGAACTACACCGGGGGGGATCAATTATTACCGAGCGAATACGCAAGATAGAATTGAACCGTTACTGACAGATATTGATCTGTCAACATGCAGTAAGTTTGAAGAAGACCTCCGGCATTCTATCGGTGAGGCTTTTTATGTTGACTTATTCGCATTACTTCAAGAACGTAAAAATATGACCGCTACCGAGGTACTGGAACGGGTTGAAGAGAAACTTGTATTGCTGATGCCCCTGCTTGGAAGACTCCAGGCAGAATGGTTTGATCAGATGATCGCCCGATGTCTGGCAATATTGATTCGCCAGGGTGTTATACCGGAACCACCAATAGGTATTCAGGATTATGAAGTTGAATATATGGGGAAGCTGGCTATAGCTCTACGTCTTGGAGAAATCAAGTCGTATAATGCAGTTATGAATTATATAGGGCCTATGGCTGAGATTAATCCCACTGTGTTTGATGTTCTCAATATGGACGAAATCGCTAAGGGAATTTGTCGGAGAATGGCATTGCCTGAAGAGTGGTTAAATAATGAACAGGCTGTTGAGGCTACAAGAGAAGCTCGTGCACAGCAACAGCAATTACAACAACTCGCTGAGGTAGCTCCTGATGCAATGAAGAAAATGGAAGAGAATTCACCTGCTTCTAAGCTAATGGAGGAAATAGTATGAACCAGAAACAATTGCTCATCGACTACAACATAACATTTACTTCAGAGATCGGTGAACGAGTTCTGGAAGATTTGAAGAAATTTTGTGGGTATAATGATCCGTGTT